AATATTATAATGAATTTAATTTATTTTCATTAATTATTATCAATATTTTCATTGTTAATTGATTGATTATTTTCTAAAGTATCATCAGCTTCTTGTTGAGCAATTTCTACGTTTTCGCCGTCGTGAATGTCATCTTTCACATTATTTTCTGCTACAAAATTATTTTCAATTTCTGTTAAAGCGTTTTCATAATCCATAAACTTTTCGTTTGTTTCATTGATAAATGAAGATAATACTGCGTTACAATTATTCAATGCATCTTTAACATCAGACATTTCTGTTTGATAATTAATGATTTTACTTTCCAATAAATTTAATCTGTTAACAATATTTTCAAAAACTTCATCTGTAACTAATTTCATATTAGGTGGAATAGAAGACATAGCATGAGAATTAGTTTCGTTATTACTGAAACCTCCTTCTTCGCTAATTTCAGTAATCATTTTTTCTAATTTGCCTAATCGCAGAGTTATTAAACCGATAGCATTTGATATACTTATTTTAGTTGATTGGTCTTGCTGTTCTTGTTGTTGTTGTAAGTTTTGATTACCACCTCTACCTCCTTGAAGTTGGCTCCTGTTTTGCGCTACCCTAACATTTTTACTATTTACTGCTATACTTTGCGACATCATTTGTTGTTGATATTGCTGGGCAAAAGCTCCTTGCGATGAAATTGATGTAACTGGTCTACTATTATTCATCGGTTGCGCTTGTTCACCTGCTCTCTTCTGTCTAGCGGCTGCAATTGATCTAGAACTACTACTCATTTTAATATAAATATTAAACAATATGTTTCTAAATTACTTACGCATCTAAATAAAAATATCTATCTAAGCAACCATCTTCATTTTAATTGCATCGTGAAATTTATAATTATTTATTTTAAAATCTGAAATGGTATAATCGTTAATATTTTCTCTCTTAATTTCTATTTCTAGCGTAGGAAATTCATATGGATCTCTTTCAATCTGTTCTTTGATAGTATCCAAATGTTCTTGATAAATGTGGCAATTGCCCATAAAATAAACAAACTCGCATGGTTCCAAATCACAATGTTTGGCTAAAATATGTGTCAAAAAACTGTATGATGCAATATTGAATGGTGAACCTAGCGGCACATCCACTGAACGTTGATACAAAGCACAACTCAGCTTGTTTCCGTCGTGAACATTAAATTGACACATTACGTGACACGGTGGCAATGCCATTTCATTCAATTGACATGGATTCCATGCAGTCATTATAAGACGTCTACTGTTTCTTGTTGCAGGATTTTTTAATTGATCAATAATAAATTGTAATTGATCTATTCCATTTTGTTTTTCATCCAAAACACAACCTCTTTTTGCATCATAAGGGGAATTGAAGTGACGCCATTGATAGCCATAAATCGGGCCTAATATACCTTCAGGGTAATGGTCCAACCCGACGCTTTTCATAAATTCTTTAGAAGAATTACCATCCCATATATGAACATTTTGACCTTGTAATATTTTATTATCTGTTTCTCCACGAATAAACCATAATAATTCTTTTAAGCACGTTTTCCAAGCCACTTTTTTAGTTGTTAAAATGGGGATCTTTCCATTTTTTAGAGAAAAACGCATTGAACCTCCAAAAATACTTTGGGTTTTACCATTTCTACCTTCCTCCAAGAACCCGTCTTCTAGAATAGTTTTAATTAAATTTAAATATTGAGATTCTTCGTGTTCACTCATTTACAATAAAATTATTAATACCTTTAATTAGTTTTTGAATTATTTAATTTCTTTTTATAAATCATATGGATAGTTCAGATAATTCAAAAAAAGGTTTTTTTAAACATGTTTTTAATTTTGATAATGACTCTAAATCTGATATATTAAATATAATACAGTATACTTTAATAGCAATCATACCAGTCGTTGTTTTAAATAAGGGTATGCAAAAATATGTCCCTGAAGCAGATGAAAAGAAAGGCAGTGTGGAAATTTTAGCAGAAGTTTTGATTCAACTTATCGTAATGTTTATTGGGTTATTAATTATTCATCGTATTGTTACATATGTTCCAACTTACAGTGGAATGGAATACCCTGAATATAGTATTATATTTAACATTTTAGCAATTTTGATGATTACTTTAAGTTTACAAACAAAACTAGGAGAGAAGGTAAGTATTTTAGTAGACCGTGTTACTGAATTATGGGAAGGTCCTCAATCAAAGATGAAAAACAACGGTAAAAAAGGAAATGGAAATAGTAGCGGTAATGTCAAGGTTTCGCAACCTATTTCAGGACAAAATATGGGAATGTCAATGTCAATGCCTCCAAATACCATACCTAGCAATCAATCAGCAATGAATCAATCTTTATACGGAGGCAGTACCTCTATTAGTCAGTTACCTAGCGATTCATCAGATCAATCATATACACAAAGTAGGCAACAACTTCCTAATTACAATAATATGTATCAACAAGATACTACACCATTAGTAGGCGCTGCTACTCCAGGAATGGTTGAAGCATTTTCAGAACCAATGGCAGCCAATTCAGTCTTAGGAAGTGGTGCTTTTGGTTCCTGGTAGTCAACCTTTTCCACCTTTAAAAAAGGTGGAGCCAAATCTTTTGATATTTGTATTGACTCCACATTTTTGAAAAGGATGACATTTGTTTTGGCTCAACCTTTTCAAAAAAGGTTGATTGATAAAATATATAAACATAAATTTGCATTATTTATATATTTACTATAATTACATGGACGTCAATAAACTTTTAAAAGCGTTAGACGACGATTCAAATGAAAATTTATTGAATTTTACATCTAAAAAAATAACTGAAATGAATTTAAAAATTATCAATGAATTACAACTGAATCGCAAAGATGCATTGGAATTAATGAAAAAACTAAAAGGTTATCGTTACATAGATGAATTGAATGATTTGAAATATGGAACATATCTTAGATGGATTCCACTCCAAGACCCAAATAACATACACATAACAAAAGGTGCTTTGTTTTGTGAGTATAAAATAAAGGAAGATGGTGTATATATCATATGTAAAAATTTTGGATATTCAAATAAACATTTTCAAATAAAATTAGATGAAAATTTAGTTTTTCAAAAATTGACCGATCAAGAAATGGTATTACTTTCTGCGTTGGATCATTTATCAAAATAATATAGATTATTATTAAAATATAAAATGAATTTAACGGAAAAAATTGAAATCGTTGTAGAAAACCCTTTAGTTGTTGAAGAACCTTATACTACGTCAAAAATATCAAAAAATATTTGTTTTTACTTTAAGCAAGATAGAATACAATATATAAATAGAATAATAGAGGAAACAAATAAATATAATTTACGCACAGATATTTTTATACATACACATTTAGATTTTAGTTTAGACCTTTTAACTGATTTTAATAACGGAAACATTAAAATAATACATCATGATTTATCAAATGATTCACATTTTAATTCAAATCCATTTATATTTCCTTATTATATTAGGGATTTTATAAAAAAACAGGAAAATGATTATGACATATTTATTTATGTAGAAGATGATATTCTGATTAAAAAAGAAGCCTTATTATATTGGTTAGAATATAAAGATAAGTTAATTAAAAATAATTATAATTTAGGTTTTTTTAGAATAGAAGTTGACGATAAAGGTGATGAATACACAACTGACAATAGTACGTCACCTGATGGAACATGCAGCCAATATCTCTCCAATACTGTTACATTAGATGATGAATTATTTATTATAAATGATGCAAACCCATATTGTGCTTTTTGGATTTATGATAAAATAGAATTTAGAAAATATATTAATAGTGATAGATACAATGATTGCGATTGGTCGCGTGAGTGCGTTGCTTTTGGATTACATATGCCAGGAATAAATTGGTATAAGGGAACAATTATACCACTGCAAAATAATAAATTACCAAATAAGTGTAGAGTATATCATATGCCAAATAATTATGTTCATAGAAAAGATTGGTGGGTATTACATCGTTTTAATGAGGTTGTAAAATTGTAATTATATATATACAGATGACACACATAACAATTTTCTTTATGGAAACATATAATATATATAAATTTAATACCTACATTATATATAAGTATTAAATGACCAACCAATATTTACGAGCCTTTGTTATAGGTTCCTCTTTTTTTGTTTTTATTCCATATTTTATAGCAGTGAGATCATTTGACAAAAATTTACTCAATTATAGTTATGAAAATTATACATTGTTTGCACCTATTGGATTAGGGTTGTATAATGTTTTTTCATTGTATATTGCAAACAAATTTAATCTTACAAAAAAAAATAGATTTTTACTTATAAGTATATTAGCGCCTACACTTGTTGCATTTAGTGTATACATTCTTAAAGCATATAATTATACTAGTATGCAACAATGGGTCAATCATATATGGAAATTATATTTATTGTATTTTATAGTATTCAATTTTGTCGTCTATTATTTAGATAAACATGTTTAATTTATACATTTTACACTTGTATAAACGTATAAAATGTATTTTTTATTAATAAAGTTTCTTATTCTTTCTAGTTTTATTGAATTTTACATAACGCTTTCCTTTACATTTAAATTTCCCGCGAGTTAAACCTTTCCTATTAAAAATTGTCTTTGTGCATATACCAATTGCTCTTGCTTCATTATTTGCAGTAGCATCTACCTTTTTAATACATTTGCATAATTTTAATGCTAATATTTTTTCTCCTTCTTCTTTAACTAATTGTCTAGATTTAGGTATAGGCAGATTATAGTATTTTAATATTTGAATGTAATCATTGTTATGCATGTTCATTTTGGAATTCATTTTTTAGTCTTATTTTTTTACCTAAAATATACATATATTTTAATTTTTTACTAGATTATAAAATATATATGAAAATAAAAATATATGTAAAAGTTAAAAAATATACATAATATATCCACAAATTAGTGTTTATTCATTTTAAATGAAAATTGTTGTATTTGATTTAGATGAAACTCTAGGATATTTTGTTGAATTCGGTATATTTTGGGATAGTTTATCCCTGTATGTATCCAAGTATTTAAATAAAGAATTAAATCAACGCGACTTTAATAGTGTAATGGATTTGTATCCAGAATTTTTTAGACCAAATATAATAAATATTCTTAGTTATTTGAAAAATAAAAAACAATCCAAAGAGTGTCAAAAAATAATGATATATACAAATAATCAGGGTTCTCGGAAATGGTGCGAACAAATAGTTTCTTATTTTGAAACAAAACTGAATAAATATAAATTGTTTGACCAAATAATTTCAGCATTTAAAATTAACGGAAAACAAATAGAATTTTGTAGAACAACAAATAATAAAACATATACAGATTTTATACGGTGTACAAAACTTCCAACAAATGCCGAAATTTTCTACCTAGATGATACATTTTATCCCGAAATGTCAAATGAACATATTTACTATATTAATATAAAACCATATATACACGCTTTACCTTTTAATGAAATATACAAACGTTTTTTAGATAGCAAGCTAATTATATCAAATAAAAAAACCGATAATGATACAACGTTTTTAAATGAATTCATTGATTTCATGAATAAACAAATCAAAAGGTATAATTTCAAGGTAATTCAAAAAGACAACGCCGATTACGAAATAGATAAAATTTTAAGTAAAAAAATAATTGTTCATTTACATGAATTTTTTGAGTAAAACTGTGTATTTGTTTACGCAACATAATAATACATAGGGTTTATTGTTCCTGAGTTATTTTCATTATTTTTACTTGTAATTGCGTGTTTCTCATCATATACATCCAAAGTTCTAGCACTAGGATCAGTTGCGTTACTATAACGAGGCATCCAAAAATAAGGAACTATTTTCTCACAATGTGGATAATAAGTTTCAAATAAATTTTTGTAATATAATTTTTCCGTTTCTATGCTTATAGGATATTTATCAATAACATTTTCCTCATAATAATTTTCCAACTTTAATATAGTTGATATGAATTCTTGCAAAATAACGTATAAAGAACGTCCTTTGCTACTTACACCATCACTAAAAGCTTCTTTTCGCCTCCATAATATTTCATCAGGTAATAATTGTTTACCATATACATCTTGAAAATTTGCAAAAGTGAAACTATTTCTAATAAAATATTTTTCAATAATTTTGTTTTTTTCAAAGCGTTCTTTTTGAGGAATAGATAAATAATAATTTACAAAAGTTTTATCCAAAAATGGCGTTCGTGGTTCTAAACCATGCGAAGATATGCATTTATCTGACCTCAAAACGTCAAATAAATGAATGTCCCTCAACAACCGCCGCGTTTCACAATCAAACTCAATGCAATCGGGACAATTTTTCATATACAAATAACCACCACTTAATTCATCTGAACCATCGCCGTTGAATATGACCTTTGCGTTACTATTTTTTGAGATATATTTACCTAATAAATAGTTACCAATACTTGCTCTAACACTGGTTGTGTCATAACTTTCAATCGCATAAATCACTTCAGGAATAACGTCAAACATCTCTTTTCCCGTCAAAATAATTTCAGTATGGTTTGTTCCAAGATAATCGGCAACAATTTTAGCATATTTGAGATCTTCAGAATCTTTCAATCCAATACTATAAGTTTCAATTGTCTTATCTAGACCAAATTCCATTTTATAAAAATGATTAACAAGAGCTGTTATTAAACTACTATCTAATCCTCCGGATAACAAGCATGCAATAGGTCTTTCTGTGTTTAAACAACGTTTTTTTACCGAGTCGCATAAATATTTAACAATATTTTTCTCATAATTTTCAGTTTCAATTGTAGAATCCATATATGAATTATAATAGTTTAAATTGTGTGGGAAAGATGGAGTGAAATACCGTTGATTTTCTGTTACAACCTTCCATCTTGAGCACGCCAAACTAGATAATTTATAAGTAGTAAAAGTTCCAGGTTGAAATTGTTCAATAGTAAAATTGTTTATACATCCACTTGTTTTATCAATTTTTAAAAATTCATTCAAACATTTTAATTCCGATGCGCAACCAATTGTATAATTGCTTTTCAATAAATACAATGGTCTCACACCATACGGGTCTCTAGCAAAATAAATAAAATTATCTAGATCATTTTCTAATCTTAAATCATACAATACAAAAGAAAATACACCATCTAACATTTGCAACGTTTGTTCCATTCCATATTTTAAATATAAATGAATAATAACTTCACAATCGGAATTAGTTGTAGGCGTTACCCCCATCAATTTATATAAATATTTATAGTTGTATATTTCACCGTTACATATTAATACAATGTTATTTATGTTAAAAGGTTGATTAGAAATTTCATCTATTCCGTTAATGGCTAATCTATGAAACCCCAAAAAAATTTTGTGAAAAGAAATAAATTTAGAATCTTCAGGACCTCTATTAACGCCCTTGACAAATTGTTCTTTGTAAAATTGTTCATTACTTTTTTCACCATTTAAGATACAAAATATACCACACATTACAAAAAGTTATAATTCCAGTTATAATATTATCAATACAAATCTTTATATAATTTAATAAAATAATAAAATAAAAATAATATCATAGTGTATAGTAATTAAATGAATTATAATAACAATGTTAATAGTGATAACATGAAAAATGAATGTGTATCTGAAATTCATAATACTACAAATAGAAGAATTTATGACAGAAATGTTCCTTCTCAAATGCTACAACAATACATAGATGTTAGACCTGTGATGACAAAATATTCTTATTTACCAATAGTTGACCCAAGGAAGGAAGTAGATGTAAGAATGAAACAATATCCTACGTTCAACCCACATACAGTGTTTAATCCAGGAAATACCCAATCACCGTGGTCAGGATTTGCGTCAAACATAAATACAGAATCTGAATTAAGAAACCAAATATATGCATTACAAAAATGTAGTCAGGCTGTATACGTTCCAGCCAGTAATAGTGACTTATACACCTATTCATTTAAACCAAATATGAGTGAAGGTAGTAATTATAACCAACACAACTTATTGTTCAAACAAGATAATTTTGATAGTTTTAATCCAAATCCAAATCCAAATGTAGTTGGTACATATATGTTTTCAAATCCGACACGTGCTCAAGTAAAAGATTTACAAGAAACCCACTAAAATAGCAACAAATTATTATATCTTTATAATATATACAACAAATAACAATGTCATTATTTAGAGCAAATAATGTATCTTCTTGTCAAAAAGGTGGAGGTAATATTGGATACACACCTCTTATAAAAGCAATTAAACTTCGCGATGTACAAGAAGTTAGAAGATTATTGGAAGTTGAACACGTTGACCCAAATGAAAAAGATGGAATAGAAAAGTGGTCTCCAATGAAATGGGCAACATATGTTTATCAATATAGTCTAGACCGTAATGAACCTGATAATTCAACAAGGATTCAAGACATAGTAGCACTTTTAGCTACATATGGTGCAAGAAATGATTTTGATAGTATGACAAGTGAGGATAGTTATGACTTTTCACCCTTAATCAATGAAGAAGGTAATGAAAGTGACGAAGAATATACTCGTTCTACTTCAGGCGGAAAACGTAAAAGAAAAACAAGAAAAACAAGAAAAATAAGCAAATCAAAAAAAAGTAAAAAAACAATAAAGTCTAGAAAAGGTAAAAAGTCACATAAAAAAACAAAAAAATCAACAACCAAAAAGCGTAAACATATGAAAAAATAAATAACAACACTATACAATAATTTTATTCATTATTATATAATGTCAGAAAACATAATAACTCAAATAACTTTAGATTGTTTACTTAATAAAGAAGTTTATGAAAAAATGCAACATTTTAAAAAGCAAAAAAATGTAAATAAAAAAGACAAGAAATTTTATAGAAAACGTATTTTAAATTTAACAAGGGAGTTGCTTTTAAAAAAGGATGATGATTATAGTGAAATCAATCCGGATATAAAATTTTGTTTTGATAATTATATCAAAACGTGTATACAATATTTTAAAATAATAGACAATAATGATATTATACAAGAACAATACAAGGATTTTAATGCCGAGTTAGATTGTTTACAACATGCAACCATGAATCAACCCGATGCCGTCAATACATACGATAAAGAAAAAGATAAATTATTTATGCGTTCAATAAAGATGCCAAATTATTTAGAAAAATTTGTAAAAATAACCACGACGAAAAAACCTGAAGAAATCATATTACCAAAAATAAAAGAAATAGATTTGAAAGAACCTACTTTAAGAATGAAAGGAATTCAAACAATTCAAGGAATTCTAAAAAAAGAAAATATCAATATAAAATAAGATGCGAATTAAAAAATATAACAACAATAAGACTAAAAAATTGAATAAAAAAATATATCAGAGGGGCAAAGGAAACGGGAAAAATAAAAGTCTTCGTAGTGTGAGCAAACCCAATGGTTCACGTGATACTCGCAGTCACAGTCATAATTTAAAAAATACACCAATAGAACTGAATAAAGTTAATTGTAGTCCAAAGGATAAGAAAGAAATCAAGAACTATACATGTTACACAGATACATCACTATTTAAATTAAGAGACAAATGGAATTTACGTCATCCGGACGTAAAAATATTAACAAACGATACAAAAGAAATTCATAAACTCTTGTCAAATTATCTAAGTGATGTATGTAACAAAGAATCTTGTTGGTTGAAACAAAAAGATGAATTTGGACAATTGGATGAAGATTTTAAAGAGTCGTTTGCCCCTGAATCGCCATATGAATGGAAAAAAAATCCAAACGAATGGCTATCAAGCGTTGATATAATAAAAGTAATGAAACAATACGAAAAAGCATATAAATGTTTTGATTTTATTGGACCTTCGCCAATTGATTTTGATAAAAAAAAAATTTACGGGGAGTGTGTTTGGGAAGAATTATGTAATTTTAATTTAGAAGACCAAATTAAAAAAGGCAAGACAAAAATTGGTATCATTTTTAATACAGATCCTCACGATAAGCCTGGAGAGCATTGGATCTCCATGTTCATCAATATTAAAAAGGGTAAAATATTTTTCTTTGATAGCGTAGGGCGAAAAGCGCCGCCTGAAATAATGAAATTTGTAGAAAGGATTCAAACCCAAGGAAAACAATTGAAACCTAAAATCAATTTTGTATATGATGAAAATCACCCAGTTGAACATCAATATGGCAACACAGAATGTGGTATTTACAGCATTTTTTTCATTGTTCATATGTTAGAAGATAAATTAACCGAACATTATTTAAAAACTCATGTTT